CTCTGTAACAGATCACCTTTTCATAGAAATGATACTCAATGAGTATCAGATCTTACCAGATTATATGAAGGTTGGAGACGACTTAGTCGCCTTTGATCCTGAAGATAAACTGATGTCCGCCTATGATAGAATTGGTGTACCGATCAATCTTGCTAAAAGCAAGTTTGCGGTTAACCAAAACAACTGGCTCGAATTTGTTTCTAGAAATGCGTGGAACAATATTGATGTTTCATCAATATCGCCCTCACTGCTAAATTCAGTGACTAAACAACCGTTACTTTTTCCAACATTGTTGGAACACTTAAACGAGAGGTCTGGTCTACCTTTAGATATGTCAATTTTTGACTTAATTGAAAAATTAGAATTCAAAAATGAACATATAAGGGAAAGAGAATTAGAAAGAATCAAATTGGTTCTATCTATTTATTCTAAACTTAACAATCAGGGTTATAGGAATATACCCGGGTACGAAGTACCCAAACCAGAAATGGTTTTGAAAGTTATTATACTATTGAGTATAAAACTGTTTGAGATAAAAAATACACTCCTCATTAAAAATGAGCAAAGTTGTATTAATCTTGAATATGGTGAAAGTATTTTTAACGACCTAGCTGTCTCCAATACTCCATGGGGACCGGTCCAACAAATAAATGCAGATGGTTCACCCAGTATTTGGGATTATGCTAGTGATCGTCGTTTGAACATCAGGGCTATTGAGTTGTTACAAAATGTGCAACAAAAATTAGCTGAAGATGATTTTTACGCCGTCGCTGGATATCAAACCAGCAACCTTCGACCTATTATCAATGAGTCTTTAGATTTTGTTGATGTAGAAAATAATCAGAGTTTCCTCTGGACTAGTTCTCTAATGGATGCAATATGTATTCAGGAAGCACGAATCCAAGGTCACAAGATTATCTCTGAGAGTAATCCACGTAAACCAGATGTCGTAGGTCCTGCATTAATATCTTTCCTAAAAACTTTTAACTCTATAGTAAACGTAGCTAGGAACCACGAGGGCAACCTCGAGGAACTATTACGTTCCCTTGTCATCCATAGGGGTGACCAATTAACTAACTCTTTAATACGGGAAATTAATAAAAAGTATTTTAATACCAGTTATTATAGATCCGTAATTAAGAAGTAAGTAATTGCTTAGTTT